GGGCACCATCCCTCTCTTTCTTCAGGAGTTAGTTTGTTATGCCTACAGTTCTAGTCAACCAGCCGGGTATTCCCCGGAATTATGTGCATTATAAGGATTGGACCAGGACGCCTGGGTATCGTGGAAAAGTTGTCCGAGGAGAAATCCTTCCGGAAAACGGTTTCACGACCTATACGTCAGAATCCAACGCCCCAATTGTCAGGATTCGGAGAAATCCGAAAAATGACCCCACATATGTTCAGAACTTATCATTCTTGAACACGTATGGAAATACACACGTTGACGCCAGAGCGGTGCTAAACAATAACGGGTACTTTCGGGTACCCAATACTGCATTAGTAGCCGACCACTGGCAAGAACAAGTAATCCCTCGCGGGACGCTTGAGGTTCAAGCGGGCAACAAACTCTCGAAGAAGCTCAACAACCGAGATATCGATCTCGGTGTAGCTTTAGGCGAGGCGCGGGAAACCGCGCAATTCGTCCAAGGTGCAATGTTGAGAACATTCGCAGCAGCCAAGCGCGCCCGAAGGGGCGATCTTAGTGGTACTTTGAAGGCTCTCGGGCTCTCGAAAACTACTGACGCGCAGAAACAAAAACTGCGCGACGTTCCGGATGCAATATCCAGAGCGTGGCTTGGCTTCTCCTACGGTGCTCGTCCATTAATGAACGACGTTTTGGGGGCATGTAAAGCCCTCGAAAAGCGTCACGAGAGACCATCTCTTTTGACGTACCGTGCATCCGAGCTCTGCGAACTCGATTTTACGATATTCACGACAGCCCATGTCAAAAGTCCTACGGACTTTGACCCCGATTACACTATGTGTATAAAGGGTTGGCATAAAGCGTCGGACAAAATCACCTTTGAGGTGGATAATCCGATACTTTATAAGCTGTCACAGCTGGGTCTTACAAACCCGCTGAGTGTCGCATATGAACTGATAACCCTGTCCTTTGTACTCGATTGGTTTATTCCGATCGGGTCGTGGATAGCCGGCATTGTTCCTCCGCAAGGGGTGAAAAATGTTCGGCGCGTCGTGACCTGGCGCGGGGACGTCTACTATGACGGGAAACTGTCATATAAAGAAGGGGCTTGCCCCATCTTTAGTCATAATAAGTGGAAGTACAGGGCTGTGAAGTCCGGGTTTCCACGCTATCATCTGGTAGGCGCCACTTTCGAGCTGTCAAAGGCTCAGGTTATGAGTGGTCTTTCGTTACTCTGGTCGTTCGGGGCTAGTGAGAAATCACAAGCTAAAGCTTACAATGACGCGGTGGCCTTAAACAGCCGCCAATATCAAAGTATAGCTTCTACCGCGAACTTGAGCCGTGAGGCTTGGAGCCATGGCAAACGCAACGTAAAAAGTGCGAGTGCCCCTGGCTACTTGTTTCCCAGTTCATTTGCGCACATCTGACTCGCGTCGGATGGGAACGCCAATTCTCTGGAGTTAATATGGCAGCAATTGCCAATATCGTGCTGAACGACGCACAGGGCACCCCTGTGGCACACACCTTCGCGCCTGCGAAGACTGTCGCGGACTATGCGCTTCTCGAGGACCGCGCGGCGGGACTGTACATCGGCTATAACAAGCTGACGTTCAGTCTCACGCGCCCCAAGGGGAACGCACAAGTCTCCAACCGGAACATCCATCTGGAGATCCGAGTTGAAACTCCGAAGATGGAGGTCACGTCCAACAACACCGTGAGCGGGATTTCTCCCGCCCCCACGGTGAGCTACCGCCCGGTAGCCACGTTGAGCATGACACTTCCTGACCGCTGCTCTCTGCAGGACCGTAAGGACCTTCAGAAGTACGTGCTGCAGCTGCTTTCGAACAGCTACGTCACGGATGCAGTGGAGAAGTACGAACTGCCCTACTAAGAGGGTAACCGTGCTTCTGTGCCGTATGGCACTCTTCGAGTTAGTCGTTACCACATTACCCGCAGTGAATTCTGTGGGTATCCTCAATGAACTTTTAGGATTGAATCATGAACAAGCGCGAATTTGACATCCGGATTTATTCGGAGAATCGTTTTTGGTATGCTGAACTTGAGATTACCCGTGAGTCCAAGAGATTGGACAAGTCCACGGGCAAGAGCTGGATCAGCTTCCAAAGAGAAGAACTTTTCACGTTTGGAGGCGAAAGCCTCTACGCGTTGAAGTCTTCGATTTGCGCGAGCAGTGATCTGATCTTGAAAGCCTTGAGTGACCACGGTTTCTACGTTTGCTGTGAAGTTGCCTTTGTGCCTGGACACCTGGCAAGAATTACTCCTTTCATGGATACTGGAAAGTATCTTTCGATTGGTGGTGATCTTGCTGGGCTGACAGGCCTTGACGAGACGTTCAACACGGAGATGGAAATCTTCGCGTTGGTTCGCGTTTTGTCGAAGACGCTTCACTATGGACGCAGTTACTTCAAGGTGGACCAATGAAAGTAAATAGCCGCAAGGCTAGATGCCGTAAAAAGTCTACCCCGAGGTCAGGTAACGCAGGCGCAAGTGTGCGAAAGCCACCTGCCTTCAGCCTGAATAAGCTGAAGTGCCGGGTCTCTGCCCTAGACCTAGCTCCTCGTATCTGGGAGGCGATCGACACCCCCGTGAGCCTAGCTTGTGCTTTGTTGTTGAAATACAACGAACACGAGCAGCTCGCGAGAAAGACGATCTCAGCCCAAGATTACAGGGACCCCGCAACGTTCTTCGATGACTACCAGAGCATTAAGCTCTTGGCAAAATATCCAGGTTTAAACACCGGGATAGATACCACTGGGGTAGCGTATCAAAAGTTCTTAGCGGCTGAAGTGAAATGCATGAAGGTAAATGCGCGGTTCCGGGAACGTGAGACGGAGGGGAAGCAATTCCACCCCCGCGTCGAACGCATTCTTTCGAATGCGAGACGTAAAATTTCTCACATACTCGGGCCCGTGCCTAGCCTTGAAGCAATGGACTTCAGGTTCGGTCCTGGAGCAACGTTTGGTGTGCGCGGGGAAACTTCCCCGTACAACAAGGTCATCGCTGACCTAGAGTGCACCGACGCATTAGTTGGGCAGCTCGGCGATTTTCTCGCTGAGTTTCCAGGATGGATTAATCCTGGCGTACACGACGTTCGCGTCGTGCCCGGCTCCCAACTAGCCTTTGTCTCCAAAGACGCTACCACGGACCGCCCCATATGCATTGAGCCGCTTTTAAACGGTTTGATGCAGAAGGGGTTTGGTTCGTGGATGCGATCGTGTCTTAAAAGAGTGGGTATAGATCTGGACGACCAATCAGTCAACCAGACCCTAGCCAAGCTGGCCCTCGAAAGAGAGCTAGCGACCGTGGATTTCTCCTCGGCTTCGGACACTATCGCATTCTTCGTTGTTCTAGACCTTCTCCCAATCGAATGGGTGAATGCGCTAGAACGTTGCCGCTGTCCCAATTTCTGGGACGGCAAACATTGGGTGAGCTTTCACAAGTTCTCCTCAATGGGCAACGCGTACACTTTTGAGTTGGAAACTCTCTTGTTCTACAGCATTGCGAAAGCGTGCTGCGATGAACTCGAGATTCCGACTTCTATTCGTGAGAATATTAGTGTGTACGGGGATGATGTCATCATCCCGACGGAGGCGTTTGACCTTTTCCAAGAGGTCACAGAGCAGATCGGCTTCGAGATAAACAAGAAAAAGTCCTTCAGAGAGGGACAGTTCTATGAATCTTGTGGGCACGATTACTTTGCTGGAGAACTCGTACGTCCATTCTTGTGGAAACGTGATCTATCAAAAATCACGTCTGCCTTCTATGCCGCAAATACGATCAAAAGAATCGCCCGTCGTCGTTCGTCGCTCCGCTCGAAAGAGGGGTGCGACATTCGTCTTCTGGGTGTCTACGATCGCGCTGTTGGCGGGATACCTGCCCGACATCGTCGGAAAGGTCCTGAAGGCTTTGGAGATGGTCACCTTATCAGTGACTTCGATGACGCCACCCCACCGCTCGCAAGAGACGGTTGGTGTGGATTTGTCTTCGAATCCTTCCAAGAATGCGCTACCCGACTCACGCCGAAGCCACCAGAGAAGCTCTCCAAAAGAGAGCTTCGGAAGTGGCGACGAGGTGGGTGCGAGTGGCCCGCCGCTTATGCGTTGTACAACGCTATGTCGGCGACCCAGTCATGGGACCTACATCTGGATTCCGACGACAGTCTGTGGGATCTTGCAATCTGGGCTCAAGAGTCCAGACTGCGAGAACCTCCACAGTCATCAATCGGATATTCAGTGAGGGGGCGTACGAAGATAAAGAAGGTCCGCACATTTTGCCCATCGGGACGATGGGTAAACATGGGTCCCTGGGAGTAATCCCGGGTTTTCCCTCTTTGGGTGGAGTTGAGTAATCAACACAAGAAGGTGAAAGGGGTTACA